GATTAACAATAATGTAGAACTAAATGACCAACAAGTCAAACAACTTGCTGAATCTATCGCTAGAGGAGCAAAAGACTCTCTTAGCGAAGAAGCTGGCGAATGATAATTTCATAGACTATTGTGTAATAGTTGATAAGAACTATGAAGTTAGCTGGCATCATAGGGTTATAGCTGAAGCTCTTCAGGAGACTTATGAAAAGATTACAAGGAATGAAAGGGTAAGAATTATCCTAGAGCTTCCTCCAAGACACGGAAAGAGTGATGAGACTTCAATCAAATTTCCTTCCTGGGTATTAGGTAAAGATCCTTCTTTACCAATTATTTTAGCCAGTTATTCTCAAGACCTAGCTACTGACTTTGGACAATCTACAAGAGACCTAATGAATAGTCAGAACTATCAGGCAGTTTTCAATACTAGACTAAGAGCTGATTCTCAAGCGAAGTCTAGGTGGCTTACTGAATCTAAAGGAGGATATACAGCTGTTGGTATTGGTGGCCCAGTTACAGGTAGAGGATTCAAACTTGGTATCATTGATGATCCTTTGAAGAATAGGCAAGATGCTGATTCAGAAGTTATCAGAGAGAGTCAATGGAAATGGTATAAATCAACATTCTTAACTAGAGAAGAAGGTAATGGAGCTTTGATTGTGATTGCTACTAGATGGCACGATGATGATTTGATTGGAAAGATACTTAAAGATGCTGAGGCAAATGGTAGATTAGATGAATGGATTATCATTAAGTTACCTGCAATAGCTGAAGAAGATGAAGAGAATAGAAAGAAAGGTGAGGCATTATGGCCTGCTAAATACCCTTTAGAGATACTTGAAAGAAGAAAAGAGGACTTAGGGCCTTATGAATTCTCTGCTTTATACCAACAGAATCCAGTTGATGAGGCTAGCAGAGAGTTTAAAGAACAATGGTTTCACTCAAGACCTATGGCTGAAGTCCTTAAACTAAGCACAAGGAACTTTGTTACCATAGATCCAGCTTATGCTTTAAGAGGTAAGTCAGATAACATAGGTATTACAATTAACTTTGTAGATAAAGAGAACAACTGGAACTTTAAGTCCTTTGGAGTCAAAGTGAATCCTAAAGAATTGATTAACTTGATGTTTAAGATACACGATGACTATAATCCTGAGTGCTTTGGGATAGAAGAAGGAGCTTATGATACTGTTATCAAGCCCTTCCTAGCCGATGAGATGAAGAAAAGGAACAAGTTCTTGACTGTTAAGACCTTAAAACATAACCAACAAGCTAAAGAATTAAGGATTAGAGGACTAATACCTCGTTATAGTTCAGGTTCTATCTTCCATATTGAGGGTGAATGTAATGATTTAGAGTTAGAATTAGCTAGGTTTCCTAAAGGAGTTCACGATGATGTCTGTTTAGTTGGAGATACTTTAGTCTCAACAATAAAAGGAGATGTTAAGATAAAAGACATTAAGGTTGGAAATAGAGTTATAACTCCATCAGGAATTAAGAAAGTATTATGGTCTGGTTCTACTGGAAGACAAGAAGTTATAAGTAATGTAGGTTTAACAGGAACTCCAGGACATAGAGTATTCAATGGTAATTCCTTTGACAAGTTGGACTCAATAGCTTACAATGTAAGTATATTTAGTTTTAAAAATCAACTTATATGGAAATACAAACAATTATTATATTCAATGGAAAGGAATACGGACTTATGGGAGGGAAGAGAAAGTATTATCTTAGTAAATCAAATACAAATAAAGGAAGAAAAAATCCTAAAGGACTTCACGTTGCAATTTGGGAGTTTCATAACAAAAAGACAGTTCAAAAAGGCTACTGTGTTCATCACAAAGATGGTAATACATTTAACAATGATATTAGTAATTTGGAGTGCTTGGAAGCTGGGAAACATTTATCAGAGCATCATAAGAGGAATATGGAAGACCCAGAGTTTGTTGAAAGGAACAAGCAACATCTCAATAGAATTAGATCACTCACAAAAGAATGGCATAAATCAGAAGAAGGAAAGAAATGGCATAGTGAACATACAAAGGAGTCATTGTTTAAGAAAGTATTCAGCAAAATATGCCCAGAATGTAATGCAAGATTTAAAACCAGGACAAGTAATTCAAGGTTCTGTAGTAGAAAATGTAATAGTAGATTCCATTCAAGAGAATGGAGAAAGAACCACCCAAACTATTATAAGAGAAGTATATAACATAAAGGTTGAAGATGATGGGGTTTACTATGCTAATAGAATATTAGTTAGTAATTGTGATGCAACTGCTTATCAGCTACAATTAGCTGAAGCTCCTGATACTAGGAAAGCATATAAACAACCAAAGTATGAGTCTCCCTTTGAATCCCAAACCTAAGATCCCTTACAATATCACAAAGAAAGAGTTACAGCTTATTATCTTTATGAGGAATAAGTTTAGATTTGGTATGGTAGAGCTAGTAATTCATTCAGGACAACCACAGAAGGTAATTGAGAAAGAACCAACGACTGTCTTTGATGGAAACATAGATGAGGATATAACTCTTGACACAAACTAATATACAGGTTAAAATGATATAAGTTCAAAAATTTAATAATAATCACTCTACTAGTGGACAACCACAGCGAGTAAGTTTAATCTCTTTTTTGAGATAGCTTGCTCGCTTTTTATTTAAACAAATATGGAAAATCTAAAAGCATCTAAAGGAAACAAACTCGTTACAATAGCGATACAACAAATAGATACAGCATCTAAGTTCCAAAAGAAAAGAATGGAAGAGATAGCTGCAAATGAGGAATACTATTATATTAAGAAAAGAAAGAGTCTCAGAGGAGGTTTTGTTATAAACCTACCTGTTATGTCAGGTTTCATAGATACTTTACTCTCTAAGATAGACGACGCTCCTGTCGTTGAGTTTGGTTATACTGATTTAGCTGATTACAAGAGAGCTAAGAAGGTTACTAGTGCCTGGAAGATAGATAGTTCAGTTAATAAAGGTAACTGGGGATTGAAAGATAGGACTGAAAAGAAGTTAGCTTTGTTCTCAGGTAGAGGAATATCTAAGTATTTCGCTGAATCAGATCCTAAATACAAATCAAACCTAGAGGTTATTGACCATAATAACTTCCTTTGTGAACCAAAAGGAGGTTCAGAACTAGAGAATCACGAGTTTATGGGGCAAACTGACATTTGGAAAACTAAACACGAGCTAAAGAATGGTGAAGATTACGACCAGAATCAAGTAAATAAGCTATTTAGTGCTGTTAATGACGAGAATCATAAGAAGAATCAAGACTTATATAAGACATCAGGCGATAGATTTGCAGGATTAGGGCTTAATGCTGAGGATCATACTTATGTAGGAGTTCCTACATTTAGACTTATTGAATGGTATATGACATTTGAAGGTAAAAGATATTACCTTTTATTTGACTATGAAACTGGAGTATGGGTTAAAGCAGCTGAACTTAAAGAAGTATTTGAAGGAGATAAATGGCCATTCGTATCTTGGGCTACTAACCCTGACTCAGCTATCTTTTGGAGTAAAGCTCCAGCAGATGATGCTAGACCTCTTTGTGAATTAATGGATATTCTATTTACTCAAGTAATAAACAACAGAGAAAAGATTAATGCAGGAATGAGAGGATATGATATGAGTATGATTCCTGATCCTACTCAATTAGAGTATAGACCAGATGGAATCATTGAGTTTAGACCTCAAGAAGGTAAGAGTATTCAACAAGGAGTCTATGAGTTTAAGACTGAAGGGATTGATGGAACTATTGATTTAATCTCTTTGATTGATAACTTTTTAGGAAGAAAGACTGGAGTTACCTCAGATATTCAAGGAGCAGCTGATGACGATATGAAGGTTGGAGTTTACTTCGGTAACTTACAACAGATAGCTGATAGATTAGGACTATATAATAAATCTTATAAAGAGGCTTGGGCTCAGAAAGGAGAAAGATACTGGCAAGGACTTCAGGAACATCTTAACGAAGCTATGGCTATTAAGATGCTAGGATCAAGAGGAATTGAATGGGATGAGCTAACTAAAGAAGATTTAAGACCAATTACAGAGTTTGATATTATGGTTAAAGGAGGTTCTTCAGAGGAGAAACTTAATGAAGTTCAATCTGCTAAGAAGAAAGAAGCTATAGCAAACATTCAAAACAATCCTAATTTAGCAGGAGCAGTTAATCCTAACTGGCTTACTAAAGAGATTCTATCAAATGGAGGATACGATGAAGCTGATATTAAGATGGCTACTGATACTGAAAATGAAGGAAACATTGAACTGTTCTCTGAAGCCGAACAATCTATTCAAGATATACTTCAGGGTAGAGAACCAGCAATAAATAGAGGAGCTAATACAGCCTTTATTAAATACATAATTGATTATGCAACAGATAACATTAACTTTGCTAAGAAGGAAGGAGAGAAGAAAACTAAACAAAAGAAAGAATGGTATGACCAGATGATGGCTTATGCTAGAGCTCACGTTAAGATTGCAGGGGAGAATATGATGAGAGAAGCTAAGATGCAAGCATTATTGCAACCTAGAGAGGAAGAACTTCAACCTGAAACACCTCAAGGTCTAAATACTCCAAGAGCTATTGCTCCAGGAGGAGATATTAATCTTCAAGAAAAACCAGCAATATGATGAATACACCAGATATATTAGAGAAGTTAGAGAGATTAGAACAAGAATTCTCTGGTCCAAGTGTCTTTGATCCAGTAGGAGCTCAAAATACTATTAGAGAATGGGGTAAAACTATCAGAAAGAACCTAGCAATCAAGGATTTGAAGAACAATCTAGGAATGAAACAGCTAATGACTGAAATGGTTAGAAAGGAAAAGGCTTGCACAGTAGCATTATCAGAAGATAAAACACTAGATGACAAACCTGAAGAGAAGAAAGCTATTAGAAGAGAAAGAGAATGTTGGAGATGGTTCATTAACATCTTTGATGGAGTTGATTCATCTCTATCTAATATTGAAAAACAAATTGATAGTGGATTAAGTAACTAAAGGTCTTTAACAACCAAACAAATATTATGGCAAAAAAAGAAGTTAAGAAAGAAGTTAAGAAAGAAGTTAAACCTAAAGCTATCGGTGTTACTGTAGGAGGTTCTACTACTAGAGTCTTTAGTGAAGAGTTACACGGAAAGAGTTTTAAGAAAATGGCTGAAGAGCTAGCTTCTAAAGATCCAAGTAGAAAAATAGTTCCTGCTAAATAATTAATTCATTGATGGCACTCTAGTTGTTCTGAACCCTAACTAATCGGAACAACCATAGTGCTATCAAGTACAACTGTTGAGTGAACAGTAAAATCACCACAAAGAGGTTTAGTCGCCCATTTAATTAATAATAAATAAAACTTGCACTTGACCAAGTGCGTAAACAAATATGGCTGAAGAAAAAAAAGAGGTAACCATTGACGCCCCTGATGAAGAATCACAAAAGATAATGGATGAGATTGAGGAAGATAAGGCTAAAGCTGAGGAAGAAACTAAGGTTGAAGAGACTACAGAAGAACCCAAAGAAGAAGCTGAAGAGTCAGAAGAGGAATCTGATAAGGACTCTGAAGAGGAATCTGAAGAAGAGGAATCAGAAGAGGACAAAAAAGATGAGACTACTGATGATAAGGAGGAAAAAGAGGAGGTAGAAGAAGCTAAGGTTTCTAGAACTCCTAAAGTAATGCCTATTTACAAGCATAAGATCAAAGAGAAGGAATGGCAGAAAAAGTATAATGCTATCGAGCAGGAACTTAAAGAAGCTAAATCCAAGCCTACAGTTGAACAAACTGATAAGGCTAAAACTCTAGCTGATAAGTATGGAGTTGAAGAGGGATTAATTACCGACTTAATTGAGGCTGTCGGAAGTAACATTAAACCTGATGAAGGAATTACAAAGCAACTAGATAATTTAGCATCAGCACAAGCTGAAGCTAAGGAACTAGAAGCATTTGATAATGAGTTCAAAAGCGATATTGCTACTCTAGATAGTATAAAGAAAGAGAACCTAGATGAAGCTAAAAAGCTATTGAAGGAACTCGCGTTCACAGAAGAGTATGCCAAAGTTCCTTTGAAGAAAATCATTAGATTTGCCGAGTTTGACAAATTTAAAGGTGAACCTAAAAAGGGAAAGAAAAGTGCTGAATCTTCTAAGACTGGAAAGAGAGGTAATGTTGTAAAGTATGAGGACTGGACAAATGAGGACTGGAAGAACGCTTCTGACTCTGAATTTGATAAAGCATCCGAATATATGGCAGGCTCTCAATCCAAGTATGCTATTCAAAGGAATGGCAAAACTGTCAAAGATTAATAACCAATTAAATAAAGAAAATGGCTAATAGTTTAACACCAAATTTTGCTGAATACTGGTCTCGTAGAATGCAAAGAAAACACGAGAGAACTGATGTATACAGAAAAATTGCTAGCTTCGAAGAGAAAGCTATGCTTAAAAATGGTGATACTGTCCACAGACCTTACAGATCAAATGTATCTGTAAATACTCTTGGGTCTGAGGGTAGTTACACAAGACAAGATATTTCTACAACTGATGAATCACTAGTGATTAATCAAGAGAAAGAAGTATCTTTCTATCTAAGAGATCCTGATGTAATTCAAAGTAATTACAGAGAAGCTAACATCTGGGCTGATGACGCTGCTGTCAAATTGAGTAATCAAATTGATGGACAAGTTTTCGGTGAATATGATCAAGCTGCATCATCAGTTGATGATGGGGATCTTGGAGGAACTGCTGGAAATGGTTTAACTCTTTCTACATCTAATGTAATGAAAGTGTTTACCAATGCTAGTAGAAAATTGAGTGCCTTAAATATTGAAGATAATGGAAGATGGGGAGTAGTATCACCAGAATTCAGACAAATGTTACTTGAATATTTAGGAGGAAAAGAATCTGCTCTTGGAGACACTACTGGTAAGAATGGACATATCGGTAAGTTTATGGGATTTGATCTATACTCTTCTAACTCACTAGGACATAGTGCTAGATTAGAGAATGGAACAATTTTCGCAGATGGCGATACTATTACTATTAATGGAGTTGTATTTAACTTCAAAGATACTTTAGGAACTGTTGCTGGAACAATTCACATTTGTTCTGACCAAGAAAACACTCTTAATTCATTAGTAGCTGCTATCAACACTCCTGGAACAACTGTTGCTTCTGGTACTGATGCTGGATTTGTAGCTGTTTCAGCTGCTAATCAAGTATTGTTAAAGAACATTGTTGCTACTGATGGAGGAACATATATGACTTTAAAGACAACTGGAAAATCTTACATCGCTGTTTCAGAAGTTATTACTGCTGCAGCTGACATTTGGACAACTACACTTCAAGTTCAACATAACTTGTTTGGTCAAGGAAATCCTATTGACCTTGTTATTCAGAAACTTCCTAATCTAGTGATTAAGGACAGATCTGGATATATTGGTAAGGATTATGTAACTTGGACTCTATTTGGAATCAAGACCTTTGATGAAGGAGATGACCAATTAGTTGATGTTCAAATTAGATCTGACGCTTTCTAAACATTATTAACTGGGGATAGGAATCCTCTTATCCCCTCAAATTAAACAAAAATGATTAAAATGAAGAAAATAGAAATCTTTGCTCTAACTGGAGCTTTGGTTTTAGGTTTAATTATTGGAGTTGCTGTTAGTAATGGAAGCCAACCTCTAGGAGGCTTGATTCATAATATTCAGGAATCTTTTGATGCAGGAATAGCTGTGCAAGGAACTGAGGTTATTGATAGTTCAGGTAACTATGTTGGAGCTGTGAGTGGAACTACTGGAGCATATTCAAGCACATTGAGTGTTACAGGAGTTACCACATTATCAGATGAGTTAAAAGTAAGTAATACAGCTAGTTCTACTATACAAATTGGTAGCACAGCAGATGGAGTAGGAACTGGATGCCTAATACTTGGGGATTCAGAAAGTGCTACTGCAACACCTGTGTATATCATAGCTAGTGGATCTACAATTACTGCTTCAACGACTCAACCAGCAATTTGTCAGTAATTAATGTTTTTACTCTCCCCTTAATTGGGGAGGGTAGAATCAAATAAATTAAATTAAACAAAATGAAAAAATTATTATACATATTAATTATTGCAATCATAGTTTTACTAGGAGTTGCAGTAAACAAAAAAATGAAACAACCAGCTACATTCGGTTATTCTGAAATGGTTGTGATTCAATCTGGTGTAACTAATTCTAGTGTTGCTTTAAACCCTAGTGTTGTTACAAGCGTATTATCACCAAATACAGCAAGAGTATATAGCTTAATCTGTAATGATGACACTACAAACATTGCATATCTTCATCTAGCATCAGCAACAACTTCAGTTGCAGTTAGTGAAGGAGTTAATTTAGGAGTCGGTGATTGTTATGAAATAGGAACAAATAACCTATATATAGGTCAAGTCTATGGAATTTCAGCTGCAACAACTACTTTGACAATTATAGAGAAATAAAAAATTAAATACTTATGATTAGAATAAACCCTAGAGAGTATTTTGCTCTTGTTAGACAAATAAGTGATCCAACTGATACTGATACATATTATGTTCAAGTTAAAATCAGAAATGCAAAGACTGATGTCCTTTTAGATACAGTTAATCTTACTGATAAAGGAGACCAAAGGTTTAGTAAAAGTTGGCAGGCTGGTTCAGATGTTTCTGGTAATGGAACTTACATCATAGCAACTTCTAGAGTTTATACAGATTCAGGATACTCAACTGAAAGTGCATTGTATTCTGTTGAACAAATCCAGTATTTAATACAGGAGAGATATAATCCTATCTATGGAAATGGAAGTGGAGGAGGATATACAGCAGACGTTGATTATAAAAAGATAGAAACAATGATTAATAAAGCTGTTAGTAATATCCCTGAGACCAAGATACCTAAGATTAAGTTCCCTAAACAAAAGGAAGCTGATATTAAATCTGTACTCAGAGCAATAGACTCTATTAACATTCCTGAACAGGAGAAATTAGATTTGTCTCCTGCATTAAGTGCTATAAAAGAAATTAAGTTCCCAGAACCTGAGAAGTTCAATTATGAAAGATTAGAAGAGGCTATGCAGAACCTAAGTAAGACTATTTCTGATTTATCTAAAGGATCAAACTCAGCTATCAGTAATGAATTTGCTATAACAAAGCAAGAACTAACTGATGCTCTAGGAGAATTAAGAACAGATTTAAAAAGGCCTATTAACTTTCAATTTCCTAATCCTTTAGCAGAAGGAGAAGAAAAACCTAAAAGGAAATTTGTAATATGAAAAACACTATTAGTAAGTTACCAGTAATGAAAATAGATGGAACTACTGTTGTTCCAAGAGATAGCACACTTAGTATTGGAGATGCTACTACTGTTTATTATGGTGATGGAAGTAATTTGACTGGTATATCAGGAGCTGGAGATGTTTCTAAAGTAGGAACACCTGTTGATAATCAAGTTGGAGTATGGACTGGAAATGGAACAATAGAAGGTACAACAGGATTAACATACGATGGTGCTAACTTACAATTAACTGGAGATATTGGTTCAACAGGAACAAAGATTACTAAAGGATGGTTTACTGATTTAACAGTTACTAATGCCATTGCAGGTTCTGTTACAGGCAATGCTACTACAGTAACAAATGCAACACTTACAACAGCCTTAACAGTTGATACAGGAACAGTAGGACTTACAGGTAATGTAGCAAATAGTTCAGTTCTTACAATTGGAGCAGGAGCAGTTTCTGTTTCAGGTTCAAACACAGGAGACCAAACTTCAATAGTAGGTATTACTGGAACAAAAACTCAATTTGACACAGCAGTAACTGATGGAAATTTCCTATATTCTGGCGATATTACTCAATATACAGATGAAATGGCTCAAGATGCTGTAGGAGGAATCCTTATAGATAGCCCAGAAATTAATTTTACTTATACAGATGCAACTCCTAGTATTACAGCTGTTATAGTTGCCTCTAGTATTGATGAAGCTAAATTAGATGTCTCAGTTAATGCTAGTTTAGATCTAGCTGATAGTGCTTTACAAGTCTCAGCTATTGGAGTATCAATACAAGCTTATAGTGCAGTTCTAGATGGAACTACTGCTTCATATACAATAGCAGACGAAGATAAAGTAGATTTTATATCAGTTACACAAGCAGTTAATTTAGATACAATGGAATCTGATATTAATACTAATAATTCTAAAGTAACTAATGCAACTCATACAGGAGATGCAACAGGAGCAACAGATTTAACAGTTGTTAAAATAAATGGGACTCTTATGTCAGGCTTAGCAACAGGTATCCTTAAAAATACAACAACAACAGGTGTACCAAGTATTGCAGTTGCAGGAGATTTTCCTACACTTAATCAAAATACTACAGGAAGTGCAGCAACAGTATCAACAATTACAGGTTTAGCTCCTGACACAGCCACTACACAGGCTACACAAGCAGCTATTACAAGTGCTGCTAACTTAGCAACAGTTGGAACTATTGGAACTGGAGTATGGCAAGGAACAGCAATAGGAGATACTTATATTTCTAGTGCAGCAACTTGGGATGCTAAAATGGATAATCCAATGACTACAGCAGCAGACATCATATATGGTGGAGCTTCTGGAGCACCAACAAGATTAGCAAATGGAACTGATGGACAATATTTAAAAAGTAATGGAACTACAGTAGCACCTAGTTGGGAAACTATAGCTGGAGGAGGAGATATGGTTTTAGCAGACATTCAAAGCGTAACAGGACTAAAGACATTTGACACAACTAAACTAGCAGTAAAAGGAAGTTCAACAGGAACTACTGCTATTGCTTCAGCAAATGCAAGTGCTACAAGCTACACAGCAACACTAAAAGCAGAAACTGGAACATTAGCTTATACTTCAGATATTACCGGAACTAATAGTGGAACAAATACTGGAGATAATACAATATGTACCTCTGGTACAGCTACTACTGCTGTAACACTAGCTACAACTAGAGCTATTTATGGTAATAACTTTGATGGTTCAGCAGCTTTAACTCAAATTATAGCTTCAACTTATGGAGGAACAGGAAATGGATTTACCAAATTCACTGGACCAGCAACAGCTGAAAGGACATTTACTTTACCAAATGCAAATGCAACTTTACTTTATTCAGGAGGAGATGCTGGAACACCAAGTGCCTTAGTAGGAACTAATATTAGTGGTACAGCTTCAGGACTAACAGCAGGAGCAGTAACAGGAGTAACACTAGCTTCAGGAAGTTTAACTTTAGCAGGAGCAGATGCTTTAACACTTACTACAAGTGCAGCTACAGATGTAACACTTCCTACAACAGGAACTTTACTAGCAAATGTATCAGAAGATGCTTCACCAGAATTAGGTGGAGAAATGGATGCTGGAGCGCATACAATAGGATTTACACAACAATCTGCTACAGGAGATGGAACAACTACAATAGATTGGAAATTAGGAAATAAATTTGAATTTACATTCGGAGCAGCTAATGAAACATTTACATTTACTGCACCAAGTAATCCTTGTAATATCTTATTAAAGATGATTCAAGATGGAACAGGAAGCAGAACAGCTACTTGGCCTGCAACAGTAAAATGGCCTGCAGGAACAGCACCAACACTTACGACTACTGCAAGTGCAGTAGATATTATCAGTTTCTACTTTGATGGTATAAACTATTATGGTAGTTCAACTTTAGCATTCGCATAATATGGCAAGAACAGCATTAGATTATACAAATGAAATACTGAATGACGATTGTTCTGGTTCTCCAGATAATTGGACTAATGGGAATAGTGCAACTCATACTTTTAGTGGTGGAAAAATGACAGTTATTGATAATAATGGTAGTGCTTCGGAATATATATATAAAAATGAAACTAATACTAATAAAGATTATTATTTTCAGGTAGATGTTAATTTTACATCAGGAAGTTCAACACCTATATTTATTCAGTTATCAGATGATACAGGAATAGGATATTTAATTGCAGGAGCATATATTGACTGGTCAGATGGTAGTTTATATGCAAGAAATGGAAACGGATGGACAGATACAACTGTTAATTTATCAACATCAACTGATTATGTTATTAAATTCTGGGGAGATGCAACAGCAGGAACATTTACTATTGACGTAGATGGAACAGAATATGGAACATATACATCAGATAGTGCAGCAGATACTTCAATTAATAACTTAGTTATTGGAGGAGGTTCATCTGGAGCTACTTGGACATCAGTATTTGATAATGTAATTTTTAAAGATACCTATGTACCATATACACCACCAACAGAAAACTGGTTAGGAACTTGGGCAAAAAGAAGAAAAGTTGTAGTATCTAATACTAATATAGATTCAAACTTAACTCACTTTCCACTTTTACTTACCTTAGGAACTTCAGTAGGAACTGGAAACACAGATGTTTCTAGTATTTTTGACGAACTTACAAGTGATGCAAATAGACTAAAAATAGCCCTTACTAAAACAGATGGAACTACACAACTATATGGAGAAATAGAAAAATGGGACGATGCAAATGAGACTGCTGTTATTTGGGTATCAAAAGATGACCTAGTACTCTCTAGTACAGGAACTACAGATATTTATATGTATTATGATTCAGCACAATCAGCTAATACTACTTATATAGGAGATACTAATGATGAGGTAGCAGAGAATGTTTGGGATAGTAATTTTACTGGTATTTATCACTTAAACGATGGAGCTTCAACTTCAGCAACTTATGATTCTACTTCCAATGATAATGATGGAACAAAAACTGATGCAAATGAGCCAAATGAAGTAACAGAAGAAATAGGAGAATCGCAAGACTTTGATGGCACTGATGATATTATTAATCTACCAAGTGGAACAACATCTAGTAGTCCATTTGATATTACAGATGAATTAACAATTTCAGCTATAATTAAAATAGATGATTTATCAATAGATAGAGCTGTTTTAGATTTACAAAGTAGTTTTAGTGGTACAGCAAGTTATAATGCTGGAGCATTATTAACAATAGAATCAGAGGGAGCAGTTTATATGAGAATAGGAAAACACGTTTCTAATGATGATATAAGAAGTTCGGCATCAGAGATTACTACTGGAACAACATATTATGTAACTGGAGTAATGAATAATACAGCAGTTGAATTATTTAAAAATGGAGCTTCCCTTACTACTGATACAGTTACTTCTGGTAATATAGAATGGAATGGAGGAACTTATAACGATAATGGTAATTATATAGGTCAATTTTTGAGAGGAGCAGCTTCTGCAGGACAATTTTATGATGGAGTTATGGATGAGCTTAGAGTGTCAACTGTTGCTCGTTCAGATGCTTGGATTAAAGCAGATTATTATACGCTTACAGACGATATAGTAGCTTGGAGTACAGAAGAAGAATATGTCTCAACAGCTACAGGAAACGCAATATTATTCGGATTTAATTTCTAATAAATAAATATGCCAAATAAAGAAGAAACAATCAAAGGAGGACTAAGAGAATTATCAAAAGATAATAGAGATTTTAGTTTAACTAAAGTATTTGGTTCTATGTATATCAGCGATATTCCTGATATAGATTTTATGGTTAGTGATAAGTTTTATATAAAGGATCAAAAGAACTCAGATATTTGTGTAGCAGCTGCTTGTAGTGCTGTATCTGAGGATCAAGAAGGAGTTATGCTTTCAATGGAATGGTTCTTCAGCCAGATAAAGAAAATGGAAGGAGATTATAGAAGTTGGGGAGCTGATATAAGAAGTGGAATGAAAACTGGAGTGAAGGTAGGATTTATGGAAAAAGTGTTTGCAGAATATAGTCTTTCAGATGGAAGAGATTTTATTGCCAATTATGAAAACTGGAATAAAGCCTTATTTCCTAAAGCCCTCTCTCACAAGAAGAAAAGCTATTTTGCAGTAGATGGGCCTTATGACTTTTTTAACAACTGTAGGGCTAACCTATGGCTTCACAGGGAAGATAAAGCAAGCATTGTAACTGGAGTTCTATGGCAAAGAGGCTGGATTAATGCAAAAGATGGAATTATTGACTTTGAAGGAGTTCCTGCCTTTGGACACGCATTAAAAATCTGTGGACAGAAAAAGATAAAAGATAAGTGGTATCTAGTAGCTCAGTTATCAAATGGAACAAGTATTGGGGATAAAGGATTCTTCTATTTCAGCCAAGAAATTATAAATAAACATTTTACATTCGGAGCATATATGTATAAAGATATGCCACCAGAAGATGCCAAGAAAGTCGCTTGGAACTTTTGGAGAAAATTATTAGAAAAAATTAGACAAATTTTAAATACAAAAATATGTTAGCATCAGAAACAATATCAATATTCAAAGAATTAGTAGATGATCAATCAATATCAGATACTCTTGCTTTAAGTTTACTAAATACAACTAAAACAGTAGTTGAAGAAGAAAGAGATTGGAAGTTCTTATTTACTAAGGATACTTCTTTGACATTCCTAACTTCAGAAGATTATACAGATGCTAAGACTCTACCAACAGATTTTTCATCTGAAAAGAAAGTAAATTTAGTTGATTCTAGTAATGATGAGGATGTATATCTTCCTATTGATTATGCTGATTTACTTCAATACAAAGATGGTTCAGCTAGATATGCTATTGATTATCTTAACCAGAAAATGTATTTCTGTGGAACTGTAGCAACTAATAGAACAGTTCATCTTTTCTATCAAAAATATACAGCTGATGTAGCTGCAGTTGGAGATACTCTACCTTGGCCTAGATTTAACAACTTACTACCTTATAGAATGGCTGAAATATGGCTCAGAGGAGTTGATGCTGATAGTTTAACAAGATTACAATGGCCTGCACATAGAGTTGCTGGAGATGCAGTTTATAGTGCAATGGTTAGATGGGATACTAAATTACAAATGAAAGCTATGAATAATATGGCTGGATTCAAAACATTAGGAGTTAGTAATCAAGATAATCAAATAGATAGAAGTTTATAATATGGCAATTAAAAAAATACAAGACTGGATTCTAGGTCAAATAGATAATTTAGAAGCAAGGAGTATCCCTAGAGGATCTGCTTCATCTTCTAATAATTGGCTCACAGTTGGAGACAAAATGGAACTAAGAAGAGGTCGTTATATACTAGGAAACCAAAATACTGGAGCTGGAGCTGTAAAATCTCTTATTAAGGCTAAAATGTCAGATGGAAGTGAAAGACTTTATAGAACAGAAGGAAAGAAACTTGAATATTATAATTCTACTACTGAGATTTGGGGAGAGGTGGGAACTAATGTTTTAGGAACAGCTGCTGATGGAGAAAAGGTATCATTCGCTGAATATCACTCTTTAGCAGGAGACCAGTTATTCATTAATAGTCCTAATGGCCCATATCTAAAGATAATGTTGGCTAATCCAACATCTTATACAGATGTCTATGATTCTACTAAAAACTTTAAAGGACATATTTTAATTAAACAAAACAGAACTTTCTTATGGGGAAGAAATGCTGATAAGACTGGAGTCTATGGTTCTAAGATTGATACTGCAACTTATACTACTGTTTCATCTGAAAACATAGGAACTGGAGATGGAACTGAAGTAACATTTGCTGATACTCTAGCATTTAAAGCTGGAGGTTCTAAAAGAACTTGTTTTGCTATAACAGCCACCGATGGAACTGAAACATTTACAGATAATAACGATGGAACTCTAACTGGAAGTGCAGGAGGAACTGGAACAATTAATTATACTTCAGGATCTATATCAGTAACATTTAATACTGCTCCAACAAACTCTCAAGCTATTACTTCTGATTACCAATGGGAAGATGTAACCGTAGGAGGTATTTGTGATTATACTGAATCAGGAACTAGATTAGCAGGGGAAGGATTTGTTATCAGACAAGATGATGGAGGTAATCTTCAGAATATCTTTAGTTTAGGAGACCAAGAATACTGTGTTCACGAATATAAGACTTGGGTTTTAACTCTAACAGCTGATGATACTAATGCTACTAATTTAATTTATAGACAGAAGATTGGTATTCCAAATAGAACAGCTGGAGTATCTACAGGAGATGGAATCTATATTATAGGACTAGGAGATGATGCTGATTATGAAATGCAACTAATTGGATACTATGGAGGAAATGATAAGATTTTACCTAGATCAATTTCTAAACAGCATACCTATAAAAAGAAACAAGTAGGAAAAGACTTATCAAGTTATACATTTGACCAAGCATTTATGTTTGAATGGGGAGATTATATTCTCTGCACTTGCAGAACTTCAGACTCAGCAGTAAATAATACTATGATAGTCTATAATAAGGTTCAAAAACTTATTGATATTACAGATTACTATGCAAACACTCTAGCTGAATATAGTGGAACATTGATTGCAGGAGACCCACTAGAAGATAATGTTTATACATTCTTTTCAGGATGGGATGATGATGACTCTGAAATTCCTAACTATAGGGAATTAAACGAAGATAACTTAGATTTTGAAGGATTAAAGAAAGTTAAAGATTTAATAGTTATAGGAGAAATCCAAAAGGATCAACAACTAAAAGTTTCAGTATCAGTTGATAATGGAGGATTTGTAGAAGTAGGAACTATATTAGGAACTGGAGATTATGTAGATGCAGGACAGGAAATATCAGTTGGAAGAACTACTGTAGGTTCAAAAACAGTTGGAGGAGAGACAGGAGGAGAGGTAGCATTTAGATATGTATGGGAAAAGACAATGCCTACAAGTAAGTTTAATCTCATTAAATTGAGATTTGAAGCTCTGGCATTAGGATATGTTAGTGTTACAGAGGTCATATATGACGACATTAGAACTAAAAGTCGTAAGATACCAACAAAATATGTGAGTTAATTAATTAATTTAAAAAAAAGAAAATGATACAAACAATATTAAACAAAATAGTCGCAGTTATAACAAGTTTAGTAATCTCTGTTACTGGATTCTTTGGAGGTGTAGAACCACCAGAACCACTAGGAGCTACAATTCCAACAATAATTGCGTTATTTGAAACTAGTTTATCTAGTAAAATTACTTCAAGTGCAACATCAATGACACTCGTGAAAGGAACAGACAAGGCAGGAAATGCTATAAGTGGATATATCTGTTTCGTAATAGATGAAGGAAATGCTTCAGAGGAGTTCGTTTGTGGAACTGCTGCAGGAACAGCCGTTACATCAATGATTAGAGGAATTGACCCTGTAGATGGAAAAACAGAAGATACTGATTTACAGAAATCTCACAGAAGAGGCT